TTTTTGTTATCTAAAAATTCTATTAATTTACTCGCTCTTATTTGATGTGTATGATTATTATTTATAAAATTATACCCATTTTTTCTTATTCTCTCTATCATTTCTCTATTATTTTCATCTAATACAAATCTTATTTTTTCTTCTAAATTATCTTCATCTACACTTATATAATTCTCATTATCTTTAAATCCTAAACTCTCTAACTCCCCTTTTATATACTTATCATATGCTATTAATAATGCTCCAGAACCTGGTATCTCGAAAAACTTTTGTACTATATATGGCGTGTTTTCATCTGAACAACACGTAAATGCATATCTGTATTTATTTATATATTCTATATATTTTTTACCTATTATATTATGTAATTTACTTCTTCCATATCTCGGATGTTGTAAATGTTCTATCGGATATTTATCTCTTAATTCATATAATCTCTTCCTCATAAAATATGTTTCGTTTATTGCTCCTGATAATAATATTTTATTCTCGGGGTTTTCATTATATTCTACTCTAAATGTCTCATTAAATGAATGTGGAAACCAATATATTCTTTTTTTATCTATATTTCTTAAAAATTTATCTATACAATATGCATATGTTGATATTATTAAATTAAATTGTAAAAATATATCCTTCTTAAAACATCTTAATTCCCTTATCTCATTACTATTGTGTAAATCATCCAAATATAATATCTTATATATTTTATTTTCACTTTTTATATCCTCGTAATATCTTCTTATCAATGTATTACATCTGAAAAATATTATATGTTTTATATCTTCTTCTTTATTTATCACCTCTTTTATCTTCTCATATAAATTTTTATCTTCTTTATTCTCTTCTTTATTAATTAAAATATCTTCTTGATAAATAATATACCAATTATTATTTTTAAAAGTATTATATGGTAATGTATATAATATATTTTTATTATCACCTCTTAATATTTTATCACTAAATTTCTTTATTTTATCATTATCTGTATTTATCGTCTGATTTATTATTATAATATTCATATATTATAATATATATTATAAAAATTTTTATTAAACCTGTTTATATATTTCTAATGTCCTCGCCGATGGATCACTCACATTTCCTACCCATTTCGGTAACCAATAATATCTCGTTATATGATACTGATTAGGATAATATTCATCAAATATCTCGTGGTAATATAATGCCTCCTTCGTATGTGGTACCAAAAATCCACTGTATTTCTTCCTATTTTCCTCGTAATATTCATCACTCATCTCCTCCTCTATCTTCTCCTGTATTATCTTATACCACGACTTCTTTTCACTTGATACTCCGTCCGAAAATGCCTCTTTTTTTCTCCATAATACACTTCTCGGTAATATTCCACTCTCCTCAAATGCCATCCTTAATAACCACTTCTCACTCTGTATTATTCTTCCCTCTATATTCACTTGTTGCGGTCTTCTTAACACCGGATCTATACTTAAATATAAATCTACAAAATTATAATCCAAAAATGGCACTCTCGCCTCTAATCCATTACTCGCTATTCCTCTATCCGCTCTTAAAACATCATATTCGTGTATATCTGTTAGTAATCTTATATTCTCCATATGTAATGCTGTTGGTGTTGGTGCTTTATGAAAATACATATATCCCGCTGTTAATTCATCACTTCCATCTCCGATTAGTAATACTTTTATATCTGTATTCTCTGATATCCATTTCGCTGCTAGATATTGTCCTGTTGTCGCTCTTATGGTCGTAATATCAAATGTTGCTGTTATCTTTATTATCTCTCTTAACTGTTTTAACCACTCTTCCTCCGGTATCTCTATCACTGTATGTATACTATTTATATGTTTTGCTACCTGATTCGCATAATATACATCCGGACTATCCGGCATCCCTACACAATATGTCCTTAATCTTCTTCCCTTCTTCTTTAATATATCACTCGCAACTGCACTCACTAAACTTGAATCTAATCCTCCTGATAATAAACATCCTAGTTCTCTATCTGAATCTAATCTACATTCTACTGCATCATAAAATGATTTTCTTATCATCTCAAATATATATTTATTATCTGTATTTAATATTAGTGGTTTCACTCCTATCTTATAATATTCCTGTTCTGTTATCTTTATCTCTCCTCCCTCTACTTTATAATGTCGCCAACTCCTCGGCGGAAATACTTCTATCTTATTTTCTCCATCCTCATTTATTCCTATTATTCCTCTTACCTCCGAACAAAATCCTATCGTATTATTATATCTTGTCGTAAATAATGGTCTTATCCCAAATCTATCACGCCCTAAATATAAATTATACACCTTCTCATTCGTCATTAAATTCTCCTTCGTATCAAATATCGCAAATGCAAATTCTCCATTTAACATCTTTATCGTTTGGTCTATTCCATATTCTTTATATAATGGTAATAATACCTCACAATCACTATGAGATTTAAATATATATGTCTGTTTCTCTTCTATGTATTTTCTAATATCTTTATAATTATATATCTCTCCATTACATATCGTATATATCGTCCTTAAATATTTTACTCCTTCTATCTCATATTTAAATGACTGACTAAATGGCTGGTCTCCTTGGATACTTGTATCCATAATCGCTAATCGGTGAAATCCTATCTTATACTCATTATTATCTATAAATATCGTTCTGTCCGGTCCTCGCTTCTTTATACTCATTATCTTACTCATTATCTTACTATAATCTATCTCTTTGCCATCTATGGATAATAAACCCCAAATACCACACATTATATATACTATAATTATTATTATCTATTTAATCTTTTTTTCAATTTTTTTTATTTCTAATTATCCAATATTATTAAAACTAAATCAATAAACAAAAAATTAAAGATTAAAATAATAAATTCTGGCGGAAAATTCTTTATAATATTATTTAGCATTTGCTTTAATATTTTATAAAGAGTTTTCCGCCAAATTTTAATTAATAAACAATATATTTTCTTTTTATTTTTTTTTGGGAATTCCAAAAAAAAAATAACAGAAATTATTAAAATTAAATTAATAAACTAATATATTATTATAATTTTTTAAAGAGATAATAATGATATAAATCAACATATTTTTTATCATTATCATCTAAATCTTTATGATAATTATTATAGTAATCTAAAAATGATTTATTATTTAATAATTTTATATTATATTTATTAAATTCTTTTTGTATTTCTTCAATATTTATTAAATATTCTTCATAATATTTTTCACCACTAAAAGGTAATATAACTTCTATTTTTTGTCCTACACCTTCTATTTTTTTTCCGTCATATTTTTTTCTAATACTATATTTTATTTTATTATTTACTTTTATAGTCCATTCATCATTTTCTTTTAATAATTTATTTATTTTATCTCCATCAAATGCCATCATTATAAATCTTCCATTTTTATTTAAATAATGATCTATTAATTTTATTATATTTTCCATTGACTTTTTATCTTTCATAAAATAATGAAATGCTAAATTACACATTATTAAATCTATCTTATTACTATTATATACATTATCTACTTTTCTTATATTTTTATTATAATCATCTAATAAATCCACATTTTGTATTAATATCTTCATACTATTCCTATATTTACTATCATTACTAAATGAATGTTTCCTATTTATTAATTCCTCTAATGCCATCTTATCTATCTCTAAAAATATTATATTCTTTACTCTCGCCTCACTATATCTAAATAAATCCTGTCCTTTTCCACTCGCTAAATCCATCACCCATTCTGTATTTTGTATATTTTTAAATATTTCCGTCTTTACATAACTATTGTAATTTCTTGATGCCTTCTGTAATTCATTATTATCTACCTCAAAATACATATTCTCTTCTTTCTCTTCATCCTCTATATTTAATATATTACTATATGACATCCATATATTTTCCGCTATCTTATAATTATTTCCAAAATAATTACCCCTTTCTACTTCTATCTTTCTATCTTCTCTTATTTTCTTTAATTTCCATTCTCCCTCTTTTATATCATATCTAAATTCTCCTATCTCTCCATCTAAATTTTTATTTTTATTATTATCTTTATTATTTTCATTATAATTATTATAATAATATGCTTTTCTAAAATTACTTGGTTCAAATTGAATTGGTAAATAATCTGGTAAGTTATTTGTATTAATATTAAAATATTTCTCATAATTTTCTATTAATCTCATCCTTAATTTAAATAATACTCGTCTTGATATTCCACAAAATAATATATAATTATTATTATTAATATTTTTTTTTATTAAAAAATCTATCGTTAAATCATCTATTGATTTATATTTATATACTCTCATATCATTATATCTTCCATTTTCTGGTGTAAATATTATCCCATCTATTTCATATTCCTTCTTCTCTTTCTTTAATTCTTTTATTTGTTTCTTATAATTTTTTTCTAATTTTATAAATTTCTTCTCTTTTATTCCAATACTTTTAAACTTCTCAAAATATTTCTTCCTCTCCCTAAATTTCTCATTCACTATATTCTTATTATTATATACCATCACATCAAATATATAATATTCATTTTTATACTTCTCACAATCTATTATATTTATTCCATCTAATCTTATATCTATTTTCTCTAATTTATCACTTATTTCATAACTTTCATTATTAGATATATATAATATAGCTCTTTTTCCATCTATTTTATCTGTTATGTAATAATCTAATATTTCCTCTTTTAATTCTTTGTAATATATTAATTTATTTAATTCTATTACTTGATTACTTAATTGTTTTATCCCATATTCACTTTTAAATTTTTCACTCTTTTCTGGTTTTATATATTTTGAAATCTCATATATTATATCCTGATAACTCATTATATAATATATTTATATCTTATATAAATTTATGTAATTATTATATTGATCACATTTTCTATAAAACATTCTATATGTATTCTCTCTCTCCTACATTTTGATAATCTATAATCATATTTATTTGCACTTCTTATTATTTCTAATATTTTCATTTTATCTATATTTCTATATAATATTAATAATCTATTCAATATATCCTTTATTATTGTATTCTGTGATACATTTGTTATTAATATTTTATATATATAATCCCTCTTTGTCTGCACATTATTATCATTTATTAAGCCAATATTTCCATATTTTATGTCTTTTATCACATTGTTATATATTATATTCTCTCTATCACTGTATTTTTCTATATACTCATTTATCCTACTTTTTATTTCACTATTTAAATCTTCTATCTTTATTTTCTCCTTCTGTTCTGTCGTTAATTTCTTCTTAAAATTATATAATTGCTTATTTATCTCTTTTATACATTTTACACTTATCACATCTAATATACTATTATTTATCTCTCTTATTAATAAATCTATCATTCTATGATATTCATTGTTTATCCTCCCAAATTTATTATATAATTCTACTCGCCATAATATATCTTTTATATTTCCATCACTCTTATCTAATATCTCATCCATTATCTTCATCTTATACTCTATCCTCTCATTCATACATATCATATATAACCACTCTATTAATTCCTCTCTTTTTATACTCGGAACATGTACACATAAACACCTACTTCTTAATGGTTCTATCACCTTTGATAATGAATAACACCAACTAACAAATCTACATGTTTTTGAATATTTTTCCATCGTTCTTCTTAATGATGTCTGTGCATAATATGACAAATTATCTAAATTATTTATTTGCACTGTTTTAAAATTTCTGTTTTTGTCAAATATACATAATGGATATTTTTTAGCATACTCTTTCACTATATCTTGTATTAAATATCTATCAAAATTCGTATTTGTAGGTTCTATTATTATATGATGATCACTCTGTTTTACTGTTATTATACTCTCATTATTTCCTGAACCCTTTACTGAATATTTTGAATCATCTAGTTTATATATACTCTTGTCAAATATTAATTCTAAAAATAAATTTATTAATGTCTTCTTCCCACTTCCCTTATTACCGTAAAATATTATATGCGGTATACTATCATCCTTACTTATCTCCCTCAATTTATATAATATCTCTCTGTGAAAATATTTCCTATTATTTACTATATTTTTTATTTTTGTTTCTTCTTGTTCCTCTAATACATCTTCTAAACATCTTGGCATATATTTATCTACCAAAAATTCTTGATTCGCTTTACTTATTATGTATTTTATATTCGTTAATACTATCTTTTTTTTAGTATCACTGTCATTATTCATTTCATCATAATTATCACTATCATTATCATTATCACTATTTTTAGTCATTATTATAGCTATGATTATATTATTCTCTTTATAATATAATATTTTCATTTTTTATTATATATTAATTATGAATTTTGGCTA